GCACTATTTTCACTTCAAACAGGAACACGACATGTTGCAATAGGTCAATGTGCAATGTATTCTCAAACAGGTGGATTTGATAACATAGCAATAGGATATAAAGCTCTATCATCTGTAACTACTGAACACAGTAACGTTGCTATTGGATCATGTGCTTTATTAAACACTACTGGTTACGCTAGTGTTGGTATTGGTAGATTTGCATTGCTGAACTCAACAGCCTCTCAAAACGTAGCCATTGGTGCTGAAGCGGGATGCTGCATGACAACTCATATACGTAGTGTTATTATTGGTGCATTTGCAGGTAAAAATATTCAGGCAAATGCTTCTACATTTGTAGGTTTTTGTGCTGGTGGTTTAGTAACTTCAGGTGACAATAATACGATTATAGGAACTTGTGCAGGATTAGGAAGTTCATCTACAACAGGTTATGGTAATACTGCTGTTGGAAACTGTGCATTATTTTCTTATACAACAGGTCGTTATAATGTAGCAGTTGGTGATATAGCAATGAAATGTGCATCAACAGGTATGTGTAATGTTGGTATAGGTTTCTGTGCATTATCCTCATTAACTACAGCCAATTGTGTCACTGCTGTTGGAACATGTGCTTTAAGAAGTAATACAACGGGTGGTGGAAATGTCGCTGTTGGATTTAAAGTTTTACAAGCTAATACAACTGGCTCAAGAAATGTAGCAGTAGGATTTGAAAGTGCTAATAATATTACAACTGCAACGGATAACACCGTTATTGGAAGTGCAGCTTTAGTGGCAAATATTGTAGGAAATGCTAACACTGCTGTTGGAAGACAAGCTTTAAAAGATGTAACAGGTTCTGATAATATAGGTGTAGGTTATTATGCAGGTTATAATTTAACAACGGGATCAAATAATATTATTATTGGTAAATATATTACTGCTTCATCAGCAACCGTTTCAAATGAAATTACTTTAGGTAACAATTCACATACATGTTTGAGAATTCCTGGTTTAGATGTGTATGCAAACTCAACTGGATTAGGTGTTGGAGTAACATCACCGTCATATACTTTAGATGTTACAGATGGTACTGCTAAGATTGATAACTTAACAGTTGGTGATGCTGACGAAGGCAGAATAAGAATGACGGCTGCTAGCAGACTTGAATTTAGAGATGGTAACAGTTTTATACAAGAAAGTTCTGGTATTCACTTATACAATAATGCTGGTGGTAGAACAGTTAGAATTTCTACTAGTGGTACGGAAAGAATGAGAGTTGATACTTCTGGTAATGTTGGAATTGGAACAACAAGTCCTGATTATAAATTACAAGTAGCTGGTGACATAGTTCCTGAAACTGATAACACCTATGATTTAGGTAAATCTAGTTTAGTATGGGCTAACATATACACAGGAGACTTACACTTATCCAATGAAGCCAAAGACACAGGAAATGATATAGATGGCACAAAAGGTAACTGGACAATACAAGAAGGTGAAACTGATTTATATATCATAAATAATAAAAACGGTAAAAAATTCAAATTTAAATTAGAGGAAATAGAATAATGGGTATTATTTCTAACGGAACAACATTATTAGATAATGGAGTTTTTCAAAATATTGGTTCTGTAACTTGGGATACTACTGTAAAAACCTCATCATTTACTGCTGTAAGTGGTAATGGGTATTTTGTTAATACAACGTCTGCGTCTATTACAGTTACATTACCTGCCTCTCCAAGTGCTGGAGATATTGTAGCTATAATAGATTATGCTGGAACATCAGCTACAAATGCCATTGTTGTCGCAAGAAATGGATCAAATATAAATGGTTCAGCTGAAAATAAAAATATTATAGTAGCAAATTCTGGTGGTGCTCTTGTTTATATTGACGCAACACAAGGTTGGAAATTTGTTGAAACTTCTGGCTTAAGTGATGTAGGACCTACAGCTCAATTTATTTCTGCCACAGGAGGTACAGTAACAACTTCGGGTGATTACAAAATTCATACTTTTACTGGACCAGGAACATTTACAGTTTGTTCAGTAGGTAATGCATGTGGAACAACAACTGTAGATTATTTAGTAATTGCTGGTGGAGCAGGAGGAAACCAAGACTCTAGTCAACCTCCAGGTGGTGGTGGAGGTGGTGCTGGTGGCTATAGAGAGTCGCATAGTACTAGCACATCAGGTTCTTATACTGCATCTCCTTTAGCAACACCAGCAAGTATAACAGTTACAGCACAGGCTTATCCTATAACAGTAGGTGCAGGTGGTTCACCAACATCATCTATTGTGCCACGATCTCCTTGTAGTCCAGGTCAAGGTAATTCATCTTCTTTTGACACAATCACTTCTGCAGGAGGTGGTGTTGGTGGTTATTATTCAGGAGCGCCTGGTAATTCAGGTGGTTCTGGTGGAGGTGGAGGTGCTAATGGTGGCCAAGGTGGTTCAGGCAATACTCCACCCGTAAGTCCTCCTCAAGGAAATTCAGGTTCACCAAGTCCAGGTCCTGGCACACCAGGCGGAGGTGGAGGAGCAGGAGCTTCAGCACCTGGTTTAAATGGTGGTAATGGTACAACATCTGCTATCAACGGTTCTCCTACTACAAGAGCTGGTGGTGGAGGAGGTGGTAACCCAGGTTCAAGTGGTGGATCAGGTGGCGGTGGAGGTTATAGAACACCAGGCACTGCAAATACTGGTTCAGGTGGTGGAGGATCTTCTAGTAGTGGTAATACTGGTGCTGGTGGATCAGGTATAGTTATTATCAGGTATAAATATCAATAGGAGACAATTATGGCACATTTTGCAAAACTAGGAACTAACAGTAAAGTTATTCAAGTATTAACACTCGATAACAAAGATATGTTAAATGCTGATGGTGTTGAAGACGAAACAGTAGGTCAACAATATTTAGAACAACACAATAATTGGCCTGCACAAATGTGGATTCAAACATCTTATAACACTATTAATAATACACACAAGTTAGGTGGTACACCTTTTAGAGGAAATTATGCAGGTATAGGTTCAATTTGGGATGAAGATAATCAAATCTTCTGGCCTAAAAAACCACATGCATCATGGATAAAAGATTTAACAACTGCTGAATGGAAATCACCTATTGGAGACGCACCAACACTTACATCTGAACAAATATCTCAAAACGAAGCAAATACACATCAATGGAGATATGAATGGAATGAAGAAGAATATCAATCTGATAATTCAACTGGATGGAGTTTAGTTAATACTTTAGTTTAATTATATATATTATACATTAATTATATTATGAAAAAAATAGTTTTGTCTGAACAAGCTTTATTATATGGCAATGTTGAAATGCCCAAAGGTTGGGACATTGACCGAGATAAGTTATCAGGTGACATTTTACAATCACAAATAACAAATTCATCTTTCCCATTCTCACGGACTTGGGATATGTTAAATACCTATATACGAGAACACATTAGTGTCGAATATAGTATTAATCTAATTAACAAAGAAACGTGGGGCAACATTTATAAACCTGCGGAAACTACAATCCCATTATTAAATATTGATCCAGTAGATTTACGTAACTCACCAGACTTTACATTATTATATGGTGTAAAAGTTAAAGATTGTATGGTTCGAATACACTTTGAAGATAATAGACGTAAAGGAAGAAGCTGGGATATATCTTTGACTAATAATAAATTTATAATGTTTCCGTCAACTAATATGTACTATCTAACTAACACACAAAAAGATTCAATAAACTTTGTACAAACAATAACTTATGAATATATCTAAAAATTTTTTAGATAAAAAAGATTTTAAAAAATTAAAAGATAAAATAATGGGAGAATATATGCCTTGGTATTTCAACGAGGGCGTAAATAGAGCTATTGACAAAAATTTTCAATTTGTTTTTACCTTTATAAATAATGGAAAAATTAATTGTTCACAAGAAATGATGAATATTTTAAAACCTATTTTACATAAAATAAAATATAAAAAGTTAAATAGAATAAAAGCAAATTTATTAACTCAAACTAGTAATATTATTGAACATGGAATGCATATTGATCAGGATGAAGGAACTACAGGAATTTTTTATATTAATGACTGTAATGGTTACACCAAGTTTAAAACTGGTGAAAAAATTAAAAGTGAAGAAAATAAATATGTTGAATTTAATTCAATTTTAGAACACACAGGCTCTACTTGTACAGATAAAAATATAAGAGTTGTAATAAATTTTAACTATGTATGAATATTTCTAATTATTATTGGTATTTTAAATCTGCACTTTCACCTAAATTTTGTGATGAGGTTATAGAATATGCTAATTCAAAAAAAGAAGAAATGGCTAGAACAGGTGGATATGGCGACAGAAAATTAAACAAGCAAGAAGTATTAGATTTAAAAAGAAAAAGAAACTCTGATTTAGTTTGGCTTAATGATACTTGGATATATAAAGAATTACATCCATATGTTCATATGGCTAATAAAAATGCTGGTTGGAATTTTGATTGGGATATAAGTGAGTCTTGTCAGTTTACAAAATATAAACTAAACCAATATTATGATTGGCACTGTGATAGTTGGGATAAACCGTATGATAGAAAAAACCCAAACGATCCAGAGCACGGAAAAATTAGAAAACTATCTATGACTTGTCAGTTAACAGATGGATCAGAATATAGTGGTGGAGAACTAGAGTTTGATTTTAGAAATTATGATCCACATATGCGTGATGAATCAATACACAAAATACAGTGTAAAGAAATATTACCAAAAGGTTCTATCATTGTATTCCCTTCATTTGTGTGGCATAGAGTTAAACCCATAACATCAGGCATAAGATATAGTCTTGTTGCTTGGCATTTAGGAAGGCCTTTTAAATAATGTTTATCAATAATTATTTCAGCACAACTATTTGGTCAGAACAAAAACCAGAGTTTGTAACCTCATTAAACAAAGCGTCTGACAAATATATCAAAGATGCAAAAACAAAAGAGAAAGTTTTTATTAAAGAGCACGGTGATTTTGGAAGATCATATCACTCAACACCTTTAACTGCTGATAACGATTTTTTAGATTTTAGAAATTATGTTGGCCAAAAGTCTTGGGAATATTTAGATCATCAAGGTTATGATATGCAACAGTACACAACTATGTTTTCTGAATTGTGGGTACAAGAATTTGCTAAAAAAGGCGGTGGTCATCATCCAGCACACATACATTGGAATCAACACGTATCAGGTTTTTATTTTTTAAAGTGTAGTGACAAAACTTCTTATCCAATATTCCACGAACCAAGAACAGGTGCTAGAGCTACAAAATTAAAAATGAAACCAGATCAAAAAGGTATATGGGGTGGAACTGAACTTATACATTTTAATCCAACACCTGGTACATTAATTATCTTTCCAGGGTTTTTAGAACATGAGTTTGCAGTAGATTTTGGTAAAGAACCTTTTAGATTTATACATTGGAATATAACAGCTGTACCAAAAGGGATAGTAAAAGATGTTTAAAAAGAAAAAATATACAGTTATTCGTCAAGCAATATCTAAAGACTTAGCAGTTTTTGTTGCAAATTATTTTAACATGCAAAGGCAAGTTTATGATACCTGTTTTAGAGAAAAATATTTTTCTCCTTTTGAAACAATTTTTGGATATTATGAGGGTAAAGATGATCAAATTCCTAATACTTATTCTCAATATGCAAACGTAGCTATGGAAACATTATTGTTGAAATGTTTACCACAAATAGAAAAAATAACACGATTAAAATTATATCCTGCATATACTTATGCAAGAATTTATAAAAAAGGTGACGTTCTTAAAAGACACAAAGATAGATTTAGTTGTGAGATATCTA